GACCGTGTCGGTTCCGTTCAGGCCCGTATCGTCCGGCGTCGCCGTCTTCTTCCAGGCGAACATGTACGCGCCGAGCTTCTGCCTGTACCGCTCGGCGTCGTCGTAATCGTCCAGATCGCTCAGCGCCACAAGAATCGGCGCGAGCGACGTGATGCCACGGATCTGGTTGCCCCGGATAAACTCCATCACGTGAAGAACCTCCGCCGAGGGGACGCGAACGATCTCGAAAGCGTTTGGCCAGATCGTTGAATCGCCCGGATGCTCCCGGTAGAAGTGATAGGCGACCCGCTCGTGAATGGCATTGAACTCGATCGAGCCGCGCACGATGTTCTTCGGATCGGCCACGTCGCCGGACATTCGCCAGAACGCGAGCTGCTCGGGCTCGATGAGATCGATCTGGAGGGGCACGCGAAGCCCGAGCGGGCTCAGATCGTTGTCACGGCGGAATCGATACCTTGCGAAAGCTTCGCCGGCTTCGACGACGTTCTGACAAACGAGGCCCTGCTGCGTGTAGAAGTCCTGCAGGCTGTCGGGCTTGTTCCCCGCCGCGAGCCGCCGCGCGGCGCTCGACTGCACGGTCCAAAGCTCCCATTCGGTCTCGAGCTTTCGCCTCGTGGTCACGTCCGGATGTTTCGAATGCGGCCGGATGCCTGTCCCGATTACCTCGGCAACGAAGGCCTGCACCGCGGAAACAGCCAGCGGATTGTCCTGCATGGCCTTGCGCGTCCGCGCAAGCAGCATCTGGCCGTCGGAGAGCGCAAGGCTCGAGACGCCACGCGTCGAACTTCCCATGCCGAACATGCGTCGGCCGTTCGTCGCGGCGTTATAGCCGGAGGTCGAAGCCTGCGGTCTGATCGCAGGGACTTCGTGTCCGGCCGCTCTGTACAGACTGAGGAGAGTTTCGATCACCTAGAAGCGGCCCTGGCCGAAACCTTTGTTTCCGTGGAGAAAAAACGTCCTGACTTTCGGGCTCTGAACCGGAGGCGCGTCAGACGCGTTGTCATAGAGCGACTGAAAGTAGGTGATGGCTTTACGGATGTCATCGACAGACCGATACGTCAGTCGTCGCCCGTCCTGAGCGACGACTTCGGCATAGCCGACCGCTAGTCCGGCTTCGAGACCTACGACTATCGAATCCAGCTGCGCCGTCGTGTAAGCCGCCATCAGAATCCTCCAAGCCGAATCTGCATGCGTGTGCGACGAGCGGCGAAGAGAGCCGGCGACACCGGCATAGTGGGCTGCGCGCTCGCGATCGACACTGTTGATGTCACAGGATTCACAGCAGGCGACGGCTGAAACAGGGGTCCCTGAGTCTGTTCCGGAGCGGGCGGAAACTCGATAACTGCTTCTTCCTGGGGAGGCGGCGCGGGTTCGGGCCCGCGCCTACCCTCGAGCTCGGACCAATGGTGCTCCTTAAAGCGATCCATGCCGAGGTCCCAGGCGGCCGCTCGAGCGTAAATACGGCAGTCAAGCGCCTCGTTACGAGGACGGTTCTGCCTCCATTCGCGACGCTCACGGCCTTTCCGATCCCGCGTAGTTACGAGGCTCTCCGAACAGATCTGCTTGAAATGCTCATCGCCGTAGTTTCCGTCCTTCGGAAAGTGGCAATAGCCGGGCGGGTAGGGAGCGCCGGCGGCGAGTTCCTCGTCGGTCGGACGGCGCTTGTGCAGATCGGAGTAAAATTCGCCCTTGAAGTAGCTGACCTGAACCGTCTTGATCTTCAGGCCCGACTTGATCTTTCGCCCGTTGACGGTCACGTCCACCGGCGATGGCGGACCCACAGGAAGCAGGCCATGATCCTGTCCCTTAATGGCCACAACGCGAGCCGAGTTCTGATGCCGGACCCACGAATACACGTCATTCGTCGCGTGACCCGAATCGACAAATATTCGGCTGATCGGCATCTCGGCGCCGGAGGCAGAGACAAAGACCTCGCCCAGCAGCAGCTCGAGCTTCTGCCATACTTCCGGTTCCGAAGTTCGACCATCGAGAATCACGTAGTCGATTGACCACGATTCGCGCCGGCGGCCCCATCCGACCACTTCGACCTCGATACGATCGGGATGCACGTCGGCCCCGGCGGTCACAAGAAGAGCCCCGGCGGGGACGGCGCCGAGGTAGTCTTCGCGCTGATTGAGCAGCTTCTCGTATTCAGGCGCTTCGCCCTGCTCGACCCATTCCTCGCCGAGGTTCGTGTTGATGAAGACCTTCAGATCGTTTACGTCGCCCGTCGCTTGCGCGTTGATAAATTTCTGGACGATTTCCGACAGCTTCTTGTCGGGCGAATACAGATGGTTGATCCAGAAACCGGCTACTCCACGGAAGGGCTTCTCGGCGCGCCACTGGACGTTTTCGGCAGCGGCGCGGCGCTGCACATCATTCCACGGCGCCAGACAGTGCTCGCACTCGTAGTACGCGCTCTGCGCCTGCAGCTCGAAGGGAAGCGTTCGGTCCCACCTAACGCGGATCCACTTGAGCACCTGCCGTTCGCCGCAGGCATGGCACGGAACCCACGGCCTGCGCTGATCGCTCAGCTCATACTTCCGGCTGATGATTCCCTTCGGTGTGGTCGGGCTGCAGCTATAGACCCGTTTTGCGCGGGAACGGAATTTCGTCGTGCGCTCGTCGGCCAGTTCGACGAACGAACCCTCGTCGCCGGCGGACGCGGGATATTTGTTGACTTCGTCGCAGAGCAAATACTGGATCGTGCGGCGCGCCGCGTTAGCGGGCGAAACCGCCCCGACAATACTCAACGAACCGCCGGGAAATTCTTTGTAGAGCGTGCTGTTCGAGACGTCCCTCGTTCGGCCGAACGCGATCTTCGAAGCCAGCGCAGGACAGTCCTGCGTCATCGGCGAGAGGCGTTCGCGCGAAAACTCGAACGCGTCGGAGTCACTGGGCTGGGTGATGAGCGTCGGGCCCGGAGCTTCGGAGATGATGTAGGCGACCGCCGCCTGGATGAGAATTGTCTTCAGCATTTGGGTGCTGACTTTGAGGACTATTTCAGAGACCCGCGGATCCGTGAATGCGTTGAAGGGCTCCCGCTGGAAGCCGTAGAGCTCGATCAGGCCGCTTTTTGCGGAGTACTTCGACGAGAGATAGAAGTTCTTCTCGGCCCAGTCGGCGAGTTGCAGGCGTTCAGGCGGAAGCCAGAGTGCAGACCAGTCATCGATCAGTTGACCTATGCAGCCAGCCGATACTCCGACATCCTTGCCAAAACCTGGCGAATCCGCGTCGCCACCATCCGTTCGCATTCGAGTGGATCAGTTTGCTGCGCGAGATCGTCGCGCAGCTCGGTCGGAATATGCATCAGCTCCTCGCGAGCCGTCATGATCATCCCGGCCACGTAAGCATTCAGAGGAGCCAGCTCGACCAGACGCCCCTCTTCGCGATCGAGCTTGATTTGCTTCTCGCGAACCTTCAGCGTCTCGAGCTGAAGCGACGCGTGGGCTTGAGTGCCCTCAGCAGGGAGGAGTGAGAAATAATCGCGGCGGCCGGATTCCGCGGCTGGCGCTGCCGGCGCGAGTGGGGCCGGAGTCGGCGCTTCCGCGACTGGCAAGCGCTCCGCGTTTCGTGCCGGCTTCAGATTTTGACGCGAAGCAAAACTGCCGCTCTTCTCCGGAACGACGCACGAGTTTCGGAACTCCGTCGCCGCGTCCCAATCGAGCGCGCCATCCTCACGGACCGGCATGCCTTTGGCGACGTACTTGGTCACGGCGGCTTTCGAGACTCCCCATCTCCGGGCCGCTTCCGCCTTGGTGACTCTCTCTGACATCGTTCCGCCGCGTTTACCGTTTACCGACAATTCGAACCGTTTACCAGTTCGCGTAAACCACTTTTTCGCCTTTAAAACTAGGCCTTATGTGCAACCGGAATACCCGCGCGCAACGGACCTCCGAGAAGGACCCGCGACGCGTCAGGAGCTTCTGTGTGGATTTGGCGGATGATAGGATCAAAGTTACCAGGCTTGGGGTCCGGCCCACGGATGCCAAGTAGAATCGGCTCTCGCCCACACAGCGAGAGCCGATTTTTTTGCAAGAGGGGCAATCCCTCGGCGCGACCGATGCGGAATCCAACATTTCCGCCCTCTGGTCAAACAGCGCGGCGCTGGCGTCCATGCTTTTATCGGAGTCGTGTGCGGCGGCTGCAGCGACGGCGGTCACCGCGCACCCGCATGAACAGACGACGATTCGCTCCCGCCGCCCATCACCTTGCGCCTCGAGGGATTCGTCAGCAGGGCCATCGGATTGATCACAGGCGTGTTCCGAAGCGCCAGCACGGTCGCGAGGCTAATGCGAGGCTTGCCCATCCAGTCGTCGGACTGGCGCTCTTTTCGCTTCTCACGCTCAACGAACTGTATCGTCAGATGCGCACACCATTCGGCCATCCCACGGTTGACGTAGTCGAGTGCCCGCTCGTAAGAGGTGTACCTCGAGCCTCCTTCGACAGGGTTGTGGATGGTTACGAAAGTCTTTTGCTTGGACATTTGTGACAGCGTGACGGGTTGTGACCGCCAAAACGCGTAGGGCTCCGAGGTCTTGCGATGATCACATCGCCGCCGCTTCTGAGCTTCTGCGGGATTCCCTGCGCGTACAGGAATTGAAAGGGGAACGAGCCGAGACCCGCTCAGTTGGATTCTATGGGCGTCTATAACGTCCTGTCAAGAACAATTCGTAGTGGAAATGTTTTGTGACGATGTGACGGGCTGTGACCACCAAAAAGCAAAAACCAAAACTTCATGCGCGCGCGCCACACGTAATAATGTTGGGCTTTTTCCTGTCACGTCGTCACATCAGATATAACTCATTGATGCCATTAGTTTTTGTCTGTGACGAGGCTGTGACGTGTGTGACGGCTAAACCCATAAAACGACCAGACACACGTATAGCGGGTAGACGAATCGGGCTGTCCGACCCGCCAAACCCGCTGATTAGTCTTCCCTAAGCCAGGCCGGAGCCGCTCCCTTGTTGCGCAGGGCCGCCGCGATCTCGGCCCTCAATTCGATTCCCTCCCACGTCCGGGTCTGTTTTCCGTCGATTCTGCGACTTCGGCTTTGCTTGAATCCCTTCGCCTGCAGCCGTTCATTGAACGCTTCCCGACCCAGCGGATATCGTTCTCGAGCCTGTTTAGCCCAATGGTCATATCCCGCGGCCAGGTCGCTGGCCCGGATGAACAGTTCATCGCCCTTCTCGCAGCAGTCATCGAGAAACTCTTTCAGCGGATCATCATGCTCCCGCCACTCCTGACCCGCGGAGCTTACTTCGGGCGGATCTCCGAGCCCTTCTTTCAACCATGCGATGCATCCGCGCACGGCCCACGCCAGAATGCCCGGGAATTCCGCCCGCAGCTTCGCCGGCAACTGAAGGTCTTTTTCTTCCTCAGTCACCGTTACCTCGAACGGGATCAATTTCAGGCGACGCCAGATCGCATCGTCCACGCCGCGGACCACAGGGCGGTGATTGCAATCCATGAACAGTTTGTGAGTCGCCGTGAATTCGATGGGATTTTCGTACTTCCGGCAGCTCTTGATCGAGCCCATGCCGGCGGTGATGTATTTGATCTTCCCTTCGTTGAGCTTGTGCTCCTTTTCTACTTCGGACGTCACTACCAGACGCACGCCGCGCAGATCGGCGAGATCCGCGCGCGTCGTCGCGTCCTGATTCTTCATGGACATCACGGTGTCGATGACGAGCTGGCCGGAGTAGTCCCGGCCGAGCAGATCTCGAAAAGTGGTCAGGAGCGTCGTCTTGCCGTTGTTTCCGCGCTCGCCATGCAGGATGAAGACTGCCTTCTCCGACACATCGGACGTGAGCGCGTAACCGAAAGCCCGTTGCAGAAAGCCGACGAGACGGGCGGCGCGATCGCTTAGTTCGGCTTCCGGATTCGCGCCCATCGCCCACTGCAGGAAGCCGAGGAACCGATCGCAGGGAGCGTTGGCCTGATACGGCACCGGGCAAAGCTTCGTGATCAGGAAGTCGCGATTATGGCGAAGCAACGTACCATCCCGCAGATCGACTACGCCATTCGGGCAGTTGAGCAGATACGGATGTTGATCGAGCTCGGCTGCCGAGATCGGGATCCCGCTTTCGGTCGCGGCCGATCCAAGCGCGGCCGAGATGCCCGCGTACGATTCCGTCGCACGAGCGTGAACCTGAAACTTGTCCTCACCGCGGTCCTTTCCCTGCCTGTGAAGCAGGCGAGCCATCGCCTTGGCCTTTTGACGCATGACGTTCAGTTCGTCGACGCCCCAGCGAATTCCGTCCCAGACGAGCCACCGCTTCATTTCAACGCAGTACCGAATTTCACCGCCGAACATCGCGGCAATTCGTTCCCCGTTGCCGGCGTCTGTGAGCGGGTAGGGCAGGAGATCGGGACCGTCCGGCGGCTGGCCAGCCTCGTCCTCGAGTCCATCTTCCGGAGGCGGCTCGGCGTTGGCTGCAGCCGCTTCTTTCATCGCGCGCTGAATGTCGCTCGCGGGCCAGCGCCGCTTGAAATGCTGTCGAAGCTTGGCGAGCACGACCACGCGAATCATGGCCTTCAGAGAGCCAATATTCGGCGCGAGCGCGACAGCGGCGACGAGGTCATCAGCCGCGATCGCGGCCTCCGCGGCCGCCTCTACGTCAGCAGCGCTGACCGGAATTTCGTCACAGATGTCAGCAGTCGCGCTGGAAGGCGGTCGATGCTGATGGCCGGAATCCCGCCGGCGGCCTCGCGGGCGATCTGGCTCGTAGAACTCCCGAAATTCTTTCCATCCCCTGTCCGAGCAACTGTTGTGCAGACACTTGAATCCCAGACGGCCGTCAGAGACCCGCCGGAAGAGCGTTGCGTCGGGCGCGCGGTGGTCGGGATTGAAAGGACAATGATCGAGAACCCATCGTTCCGACCCTTCGTGAACGTCGGGCGATCGCGCGATCCCGATCCCATGCTCGGCGATGAACCGCTCGAGGCTGAAGTCCGAAACGAGCCGAGGGCCCGGCCGGGATGGCGCGTGAGTTGTCGCCTTGCGCGGATCCGGAGCGCCCTGCGCGGCAAATTCGCGCAGCGTCTCGATTGCGACAGGGACAAAGGACTCTGGCAGCTCGAGGAGCCGGCTGATCCGATGCGGCCGCTCGATCGTCGAGTCGCCCTTGCGCGAGACAGTTCCGTAGAGCTTCGAAATGCGCGCGGCATTGAAAACGGACAGATCAACGGTGACCGCGGCCGTATCGAAACGTTTGGCTGCCGATCGAAGCACGCTCTTCACGAGCTCCGTCGCGGCGGCGTCATTAGGAAGATCGATCCTGAAGAGCAAATGCGCGCCGTTGCCGGAGTCCGCCAGCACTGGCGGAGCCCATCCCAGCGCGATGAGTGCCTCGCAGGCGCTGCGCGCGGCCGCGATCGCCGCGGCGTGCTCAGCATCAGTGCTCGAGATGCCGGCCGGGCGAGCTGGATCGAAATCGAGCAGCAGCAAACGCCGGCGGGTAATCTCCCGATCGGTGGTCGTGACCGAAGCCCGCGCCTTCAGGCGATTGTCGGCCCGGGCGAGGACATCGGCGGAGACAGGATTGATCGTTATATAGATTCCCGGAGCCCGGGAATTGGCGGCAGCGGCCGCGCGTTCGAGCTTCGCCGGATCGGAGAAGTAGCCCGAGATCGTTCCTTCGTTCGACTTCGGCGCGCGCAGCTCGATAGTGGAGCCTGACTCAAGAAACAGTGGAATTGCGCGGCGGATCTCGTCGACGTCGGCGTGAAGCATCTAGCGTGTTCGAAGCCGAGCGCCATCATGCTGAGCTTCCCCTTCCCGCTCGATGCGACGTGACGTGACAAAAATTTTCCCGCTTCGCGGATTACCGCGCGGGACAAAAACGTGGGTGTGGATGAAGGAACTAGAGCCGCGGGTCACGGGAACCTAGAGGGGGAAGCCGAAAGAAACTGCCCGCGAGAAGTGGCGACGATCTCGCTTCGCTCCGATCGTCATCGCTGCCGCCGCCTGGTTGCTCATAGGGAGTACACCCGAGAGCCGAACGCCATGTATTCGTCAAAAGTCCCAGTAAATCCGCGCTCGACTTTGCGGTTGTATAACTCTCGATCGGTAAGAGTAAGCGCAGCGATGTCCGACGATCGGAACGTTTCGCCAGAGTCCCACCGATGACCGATCTCACAGAGGCCACCTGTGTTTTGCCACTTGAGACCTCGCAAGTAGTTCAGGACATCAGCCGCGGTACCGGGTCGGACGCTGACCGCATCCCAGGCCATGTTTCCGTACCACGCTTTCCATCCAACAACGGGAAACCACTGGCGAGATATTTTTACCTGCGACAGCAGCCGATCGTAAGTGAACCGCGGGCAGCGCGACCGAGGCCAGATGCACGCGTCCAGTTCGGCTATGCATGTGTGATTGATGGAGACTTCCGCGGACGATATCCGGCCGTCGTGCTCTCCGTTGTCGTCGTTTACCGCGAGAGAAAGAATGATCCGGTAGGGCATTTCAGCGCGGCTCCAATTTCCCGGGAAACTGCCTCACCCTGAGATCCTCGGGCCACTCGGCCATGAAACCGCCCTTGCGGTCTTTCAGCAGGTGAGCCAACGCAAACGGTTTTTCAGCTCCCGGGAAGGCCTCAACAGCACCGATCCGTCCCTCTGGCCATTCGAACGGAGCCTCCGAGGCACGGGAATCGTACGGCCGCGGTCCGAGTTGCTTGACAAATACGGCCACACCAGCGACCTTGCACTGCTCGACGACGTTGCGCGCCCACGCGATGTTGAAAGGCCGAGCACCGGGGCCTGATTCTCCGCCAACGATTATCCAGTCGAGCGTTGGCCCAACGAAGATGCGAGGGAGGGAGCTCAGCCGATCTTGACCGGTGAGAGCCGAACGAAATTTTGTCCACTGGTCGAGCGGCGGACGATGGACGATGCTGTCGAAGTCAACGCGACCGAGCGCCGGTTCGTAGCTCACGAACCGAAAAGCAGCCTCGGTCCGCAGTAGATGCGGGATTCGCTCATCGGCTGTCGTCTGGTCTTCGCATGAAACGCCGAGCCAGACGTTGGGAAGAGGCTTTCCTGGCGTCAAAATACGCATTCGATCGGCCCTTTTGGTAAGAATCTGAAAAGTGTGCCAGTGCGCCGCCGACATCACCGCAAAGACACGCCGGATCAATTTGTCGGGAACGAATTCAGCGAACAGATCCGTCATCGAGCACACGAAGATTTTTCGCGGCCGCTTCCATTTCAGGGCCTTCAGCAGCTCCTCTTCGTCGAGATAAACCTCGACCAGATCGCGCGAGCGCCTGTCGTAGGGCAGATCGGTTCCCCACGCCGGCAACGTGCGCCCGTTCATGGCGCTCGCGTAGCAGTTAGAGCAGCCGGGCGAGACCGCCTCGCAGTGGTAGCCCCATGTCTTACCCGGGATCACACGCGCCGAGCCATCCTCGCGCGTGGCCGTGAGGATCTGGACAAGGGATCCGTAACCCTTCTTCTCCGCAATCGCAACGGCATCCTCGCGGATGCGCGCGCGCAGAGGATTCCACGTCTTGTCAGTCCATTCGATTTTCGAGTTACCACTCATTTTGGTGGCGGCCAGAGCGCAGTAACGAAGTTGGGTTGAAACTGTAGGCAGGGCCGGTTGCCCGGCCCTGAGACTCCCCAACATTAAGATTTGCTTTCGTTAGCTGGAGCGCTCCTTTCTATCGTTATTTCCGAGATAGGCTCCCGGTAAGCCAACTTGTTCGATGCCATGGGGAGCTCGATCCCGCGCCCTACAGGGTCAATCCCTGGACGCATGTCGGTTTTGCCCAAGATCGCCGAATGCCACGGATCATCCATCCTGGACTAAGATCCATGCGCCGCCGATCAGAATCGCCAAGGCCAATAGGCACCTTACGGCGCAACCGCGATCTTCCTTTCTCAATTGCACCCCGCACTCGGGCAGCCGATGGCCGCAAGCTCGATGGAGACGTGATGCCCGTTTTTCAGCGGGATCACGAGCGAGTCCTTGTGCGCCTCAGTGTCGATCCGGACGGCCACATCACCAGCCTCCATCCGGTACTCGATCTTCTGTGGGGTCGATGGACCTTCGAATATCTGGAGTGCCGAGTCTGTCCTCGACACCCGTGCCTGCGTCGTAACGCAAAGATCCGGATGCTTACCGCAATCCATGAACTCGACAGGGGAGCTGAGCGGCGTTACGGTTGGTTGTTGGGCCAGCGCGGAACACACCAGCGCGGCCAGAATCGTAATTTTCGTTTTGGTCATTGCATCTCCCTCGCTTCCCGGCCGAGGTTTCGACTGCGAAGCATAAACGTCATCTCGTCGTCCAAGGCTTTCGCCAAAAAGCTGGTTTTGAGC